AAACAAGAACACCTACATCTGCCGGCACTATTCAAGATGAACAGGCTCAAGCAATTGCTGCTGATGCTTATTCACAAGCTCTGTCTAGGACGAACGATGATGCATTGGCATCTAGGGCGGCTGCAATGGCTGTTGAGGCTGTCAACAGAGGTGTTGACCCCACAGCGGCTTTAGATGATGCTGTACGCACAGCAGAAGAAATTGCAGATAGAAGCAGCATTGGTGCTATGTTTGGTGGTACAGCCTCTTCTGCTGCCTCTACATCTAGAAGCTCCTCACCATCATCTACTGCATCCCCAACGGTGTCTGCAACAGCAAGCCCTGTAACGAGTAGAACAGTTGAGTCTCGCTCTCTTGATTTAGGTGGTGATAGCAGCGTGGGTACACCTAGTTCTACGCCTACAGCATCATGGGGCGGTGGGTCTGCTGTTGGCCCTGATTGGAACAAAGGCGGCTTCGTAGGCAAGCGCCAATACCCTACCAAGAAAAAGAAAGGCAAAGGCATAGCCGCCTCTAAATAACCTACAATAGACAGGCTAGCTCTGGAGCGTCCTAACTAGCCATTAACAAAAAGACGCATTGTTGGCTACCTATTTCCCCAGCCTATGCTGGCTACAGATAGCCCCAAGTTAAGGAAAGTATATGTCTACAGAAGTTGTTATCCCTCAGACGGTTAAAGTGGCCCCATTTTCTATGCGGCGTAATACACACGAAGACCGCATCAAGAAAGATGAAGAAGAGCTTGAAGCGCTTCAGAAGCAATTTGCAACAGAAGAAACAACCAAGGTTGTTGCTGCTACAGATGAAGACGGTGAAGAGCCTACATCTGCTGAAGAAAAGACATTCAAGAAGCGCTATGGCGATCTGAGACGTCATTCACAGAAACAACAGACAGAGCTTCAGACTCAGATTGATGAGCTTAAGAAGCAACTGGAAGCAACAACAAAGAAGGAAATCAAGCTGCCTAAGAGCGAAGCAGAACTCAGTGCTTGGGCAGAGCAATATCCTGATGTCTACAAAATTGTAGAAACCATTGCCATCAAGAAGGCTAAGGAAACATCAAGCTCGTTAGAAGAACGGATGCGTAAAGTTGATGAGATGGAACATCAAGCTCAGCGACAAAAGGCTGAAGCAGAACTAGTACGTCTGCATCCAGACTTCGACACCATCCGCGAAGACGATGAATTCCATAATTGGGTAGAAGAACAACCAAAGTGGGTGCAGCAGGCTCTGTATGAGAACGACAACGATGCCAAGGCTGCGGCACGCGCTATTGATCTGTACAAGGCTGATAAGGGCATTGCCAAGGCTAAGAAAGCCGATAGTAGAGGCGCAGCTATGGCTGTCAACACACGCGCTGGTAAAACTGCACCAACTACGGAAGCGTCTGATGGAGTGATTTACGAAAGTCAAATCCAGAAGATGAATGACAAAGAATTTGAAGCCAACATGGAAAAGATTGAAACAGCACGCAGAGCAGGCAAGATTGTCTATGACATGAGTGGCGGCGCTCGGTGATGTTGACATTGGAGTGAAATTGTGATTTAACGTGTTAGCAGCATCTTCCCGTGTAACAACACCAACGAAGATGCTCTACATCTTGTGTCGTATTGAACGATGTTCGTCGTACACTCTAGGAGCTTAGCCGTTACTGAGCATGTTGCTATAGAGACATGTTTATGACCACCTAATGCAAATAGACCCGAAAGAATAAGGAGATACGTTAGCCATTATTAAGGAGAAATCAAATGGCTTTTGCAGCAGCCTCTGGCTATACCAACTTAAGTGGCGGCAATTGGTCGCCCATCATCTATTCCAAGAAGGTTCAACTGGCCTTCCGCAAGTCGTCCGTCGCCCAAGCGATTACCAACTCCGAATACTTCGGTGAAATCGCCAGCATGGGGGACTCAGTTAAGATCGTTCGTGAGCCGGAAGTAAGCGTTCAAGCTTACGCCCGTGGTACTCAAGTGACCGCTCAAGACCTCGAAGACAGCGATTTCACGCTGGTTGTCGATAAGGCCAATTACTTCGCTTTCAAGGTTGACGACATTGAGTCCGCTCAGTCGCACATCAATTGGATGTCTTTGGCATCTGATCGTGCTGCCTATCGCTTGAAGGACCAGTTCGACCAAGACGTTCTCGGCTACCTCGCTGGTTATCAACAGTCTGTGTTGCATGGCAGCGCCGACACCGCCCGCACTACCTTCCCTGGTACGAAGGCTGTTTCGACTGCTGGTAACGACGAACTGTTGACGACGATGAAGCTCATCAAGAGCTCGTTTGGCAACATCACCACGGCCAGCGCCGGTGACCATTCGATTCCCATTGCAGCGCGTCTGCCTGGGACCACGGCGATGCCGACTGATCTGGTGTCGCCGCTGATGATCATCGCTCGTATGTCTCGTCTGTTGGATCAACAAAACGTTGACACCAATGGTCGTTGGCTTGTGGTTGATCCGGTGTTCGTTGAAGTGCTGAAGGACGAAGACAGCCGTCTTCTGAATGCAGACTTCGGTGGCTCTGGTCTGCAAAACGGTCTTCTGTTGAACAACCTGCATGGCTTCAAGGTCTATGTCAGCAACAACCTGCCGAAGGTTGGCACTGGCCCGGGCACGACAGGCACGGCTAACCAGAACACCGACTTCGGTGTCATCGTTGCCGGTCACGACAGCGCTGTTGCTTCTGCTGAGCAGATCAACAAGACTGAGACCTACCGCGATCCGGACTCGTTTGCTGACATTGTGCGTGGTATGCACCTCTATGGCCGCAAAATTCTCAGAAGTGAAGCCATCACCACTGCAAAATACAACGTTGCATAATGTTGGCTGAGGGCACTTCGGTGCCCTTTTCTGAAGCCTACCTATGTCAAAATCATCTTTAACTCTTCCTGATGGTCACAAATATACAGAAGGAAGAATCTGTTCAACTTGTGGTGTTTTCAAATCTGCTGACAATTTCAAATTAGAAAGAGACAGCAGAGCTTTTGGTGGTGTTGCAATGCGATCTAAGTGTCGCTCTTGTGACGAACACAGAAAGTGGAAAAGTTTCATTGTTCGTACATATAAGATCAATGAAGAAAAATACTACGAGATGCTAGCTGCTCAAGATTACAAGTGTAAAATATGTAACTCTGATCAGAACAACAGCGAGAGATGTGGAAGTGGTAAGTTGTTTATTGACCATTGCCACACCACAAAAGAAGTAAGAGGTCTTTTGTGTCACAAATGTAATCTTGCTATAGGTTATTTAGATGATGATATAGGTAGGCTTCAGAAAGCTATCGACTATCTCAAACAATTTGAAAGGAAACCATAATGGCTACTATTGATCTCTCTAACGGCTTAGGCGGCGCTCCTCGTCCGGTGCGTTCGCTTACGAACATTCCGTATTTCGTTGAGAAAGAAATTGACTGGGCTGTTGCAGCCACTACTAAGGCATCTGCTCTGGCTGCTGCTGACGTCATCGAAGCTATCGATGTTCCCGCGAACACGATGGTGCTCAATGCTGGCATCGAAGTCACTGCTGTTGCTACTGGCGAGTCCAACGACAACACCCTTGATCTTGGCATCACTGGTGTTGACGCTGACTGCTTCGTTGACGGCTTTGACCTTGACGCTGCTGCTGCTGGTGCTTATGCACAGAACGCTGCTGCTTATCAGCCGCTGATTGTTGGTGCTACTGCTGACACCATCGACGTTCTCATTGCCACTGCGACCACTGCCCCCACTGGCGGCAAGATTCGTGTGTGGGCGCTGTTGTGCAACATCGATGCTAAGCCCGCTCCTGGCGGTGTTGACCGCGACACGCTGGCTTAAGCTGGTATAACTGGGGAGTCGGGACAGGTCTGTCCTGTCTCCCCTTTTTGTTTTCTAAGGAACTAATATGGCTATCACACAAGCTATGTGCAATTCGTTCAAGACTGAGTTGCTTGGCGGCACTCATGATCTTGACACCGACACCATCAAGATTGCTTTGTTTACAAGCTCTGCTACTCTTGGTGCTTCTACAACAGCCTATTCCACTTCTAACGAAGTGTCTGGTACAGGCTACACCGCTGGTGGCAATACGCTAGCTGGTGCAACCATTTCGTTGAGTGGCTCCACTGCCATTGTTGATTTTACTGACACAACCTGGTCCAGTGCCACCATCACTGCCAGAGGCGCTCTCATTTACAACAGCAGCAAGGCCGACAGAGCCATTGCTGTTCTTGACTTTAGCAGCGACAAGTCCAGCACCAATGGTGACTTCACTGTTGTGTTCCCTGCTGCTGACGCTTCTAACGCCATCATCCGCATTGCTTAATAGCTATGAAGATTGACTTCTCCTTCGACACTCCTCACGGCAAGTTTGCCGATGCTCTTCATCTGCCTGATGATCACAGCTTCACAGAGGCTGAAATCCAGGCGATGAAGGAGCAGCGCCGAGACAACTGGATTGCTGTGGTGACTGCGCCGCCTGTTGAGGCTGAGCCTGAGGCTGAGCCTGAGTACATCGAGATTGACGGTGTTCGTTACGTGAAGGCGTAAGAGATGGCTGACAGGTACTGGGTCGGCGGTACAGCGAACTGGGACGGCACTGCCGGAACCAAGTGGTCAGCTACGTCTGGTGGCGCTGGCGGGGCAAGCGTTCCTACCAGCGCTGATGATGTGTTCTTCACGAATCTGTCCACCGGCACCTGCACCATAAGCTCTGGCAACACTGGTGCCAAGTCCATCAATTGCACAGGGTTTACGGGGACGTTGGCAGGTAATGCCGTCATTATCGTCTCTGGTAGCGTTACTCTAGTGGCGGGGATGACGTTTACTTACAACGGTACGATGACGCTGAATGGTACAGGAACCTTGACCAGCGCAGGCAAGACGTTTGGTCCTGTTAATATCAGTGGTAGCGGTATCACTGTGACGCTTGCAGACGCGCTGACGTCTTCTGGAACGCTGACAGTGACGCAGGGTACGTTTGATACTGCCAGTTATAACGTTACTGCAACTGATGTTTCTTCCACTAATTCAAATACCAGAACTATTACCTTAGGAAGTAGCATCATTACTCTTAGTGGAACAGCTACTGTTTTTAATGCTGCAACAAATACAAATTTGACTTTTAACTCAGGTACGTCAACTTTTGTTTTATCAGGTGCTGGTTCGACCTTAGATGGTGGTTCAAATATAGCAGGATCAGGATTGGTTTTTTATAATGTATCATATACTAGCACAACAGTTGGGACTCCTAGAAATATTGTAGCTACAAATACATTTAATAATATAACCGTCACCGCGCCCTCTTCCGCAGGCGTCGTTCAAGTCACCTTCGCTGCTCGCCAAACCATCAACGGCACCCTGTCCACCACCGGCACCGCAGGCAACCGCAGAGTTTGGTTCAGAGGCGCCACCTACGGCATCGCCCAAACCCTCACCATCAACGCAGCCCCTAGCCTGACCGACGCAGACTTCCGAGACCTCTACGTCATTGGCACAGCCGCGCCCATCAGCGGCACGCGTGTTGGCGACCTACGTGGGTGCAGAGGCATCACCTTCGACACGCCGAAAACGGTGTATTGGAACTTGGCTGCTGGTGGCAACTGGTCTGCCAACGCTTGGGCCGCAAGCTCTGGTGCTGGTGTCAGCACAGACAACTTCCCATTGGCGCAGGATACCGCTGTCATCGAGAACACGGGGCTGAATACGTCGGCTACGGTGACGATGGACAACGTCATCACCTACACAGGCGCGGTCACGATGTCTACGCGCACAAACGCGATGACGCTGAGTTTGTCGACGGGCTACACCATTTACGGCAACTGGACCAATGGCTCAGGAACAACGCTGAGTGGAGCACAAACGCTGACGTTCTCTGGCCGCAACACGCAGACCATCACCAGCGCAGGCAAGACGTTCTCGGGCGGCATCACCGTCGACTCCTACGGTGGCTCAGTCGAACTTGCTGACGCTCTCAACATCGGCTCCAACAACCTCACCATCACCAACGGCACCTTCGACACCAAAAACTACAACGTCACCGCAGGCTCTCTGTCGTCCAGCAACAGCAACGTCAGGGCGATATTGCTGGGGTCGAGTACAATAACATCGGCTGGTACTACGCCAATAAATTTTGCTACTTCAACAAACCTTACGTTTAACGCTGGCACATCGTCGTTTAATTTTACGTCTAGCATTGCTAGTATCAATGGTGGAGCAGGGGTTGCGTTTTATAACGTAACATTAGGAGATACTTCGGCAAACAGCAGAAGTGTATTAGGTGCGAATACATTTAACAATTTGACGGTGCCTGCTGGAGCGGCAGCGGGCAGTATTGTTCAAGTCTCGTTTAATGCAAACCAAACCATCACCGGCACCCTCACCGTCGCCGGTGCCACAGCCGTCCGTCGCATCTTCGTCCGCTCTGACACGCTCGGCACCACCCGCACCCTCACCGTAGGCACGCTGTCGGCCACAGACTGCGACTTCCGCGACATCACCATTGCAGGCACCGCAGCAGGCTCTTCTCCGACCCGTGCAGGCGACTGTGGCGGCAACAGCGGCATCACCTTCCCTGCGGCCAAGACCGTCTATTGGAACCTTGCTGGAGCACAGAACTGGTCTGCAACGGCTTGGGCACCGGGCTCTGGAGGCAGTCCAGACATCAATGAGTTTCCGCTGGCGCAAGATACAGCGGTGTTTGATGAAGCTGCTGGCAGTGTCACGGGGACGATAACGATCAATGCCGCTTGGAACATCGGCACGTTTGACGCGTCGTTGCGGACTAGTGCGATGACGCTCACCACCAGCACCAACACTCCGTTTGTTTACGGCGATTGGAAGTTTGGCACTGGGGTTACGTCATCCAGCACAGTAGGCACGATTACTTTTGCCAAACGTGGCACTCAGACCATTACCAGCAATGGAGTTACGTTTGGTTGTAATATTTCTATCCAACCTTTTAGCACAACGCAACTTGGTGATGCGTTAATTATAGGCTCCACTAGAACATTAAGTTTATTTCAAGGGGTATTCGATGCGGTTACATACAATGTAACGATAGGTTTATTTTCAAACACTTCTGTGCTATCTACACTAAAAATGGGTTCTGGTACTTGGACTTTGTCAGGTGTTGGAAACGTATGGCAAATATCGGCAACCCCCGTTTTCTATAAAGGCACAGCCAACATCGTTCTATCTGATACCAGCACAACTGCTCGTACATTTTCTGGCGGCGCTTTGTCTTACAACAAACTCACCATTGGAGGCGCAACGGGCACATCTACTACTACCATTAACGACAGTAACCAATTCACCGAACTTGCCTCAACAAAGACCGTAGCCCACACCATCGCCCTTGGCGCATTCACACAGACCTTTGGCGCTTGGACGGTTACAGGTACGGTGGGTAACGTGGTCACGCTGACTGGTTCAGGCAATTCTCACATCCTCGCTGGAGCTTGTACAGACAGCATTGACTACCTTGCCATGGGCAGCATTGGCTTTGCTGCCACAAGCCCTGGTGAGTTCTACGCAGGTGCCAACAGCACAGGCACAGCGGCAGCGCCTGTCTATCGCACAGCCAAGCCTGCCGACAGCACACGCTACTGGGTTGGTGGCACAGGCAACTGGAGCGACACTGCTCGTTGGTCTACGTCGTCTGGTGGAGGCTCAGGCGCGTCTGTGCCGAGAAGCCATGATGATGTTGTCTTCGACAGCTTGTCCAACGCCACAGCCTACACAGCCACGGTGAATGCTGTCACTGGCGGCATCAGGATGAAGGCGTTGACCATTGCAGGCCCGTTGGTGGGCAACGTGACGTTGGCAGGCAGCACAGCTATTGACGGTATTCATGGCAACGTGACGCTGCCTGCGACGGGGCTGACGAGAACGTACACGGGGGTAATTACGCTTTCTGGGTCTACCGCAGGCAAAGTGTTGACGACAAATGGAGTTGCGTTAGCGTCCTCAATTGATGTAAACGGTGTCAGTTCTGAATGGACGCTAGGCAGCGCCCTTAATATAGGAAATTCTACAATAACCATTATTAATGGGTTGTTTGATTTTGATACGTACAATTTTACGGCGAGTTCTATTTCCAGCGACAACGCACATTCTAGGACTTTAGATCTTGGATCTGGAACTGTTGCTTTGTCTGCAAGCGGACCAATAAATTTTGGCACGACCGAAACCAACGCTGCCAACTTGACCGTCACAGCGGGCACAGCACAAATTAACTGCTCTGCTACTTCTCCAACCTTCTCAGGCAACGGCAAGACCTTCTACAACGTCGCCTTCACCAGCACCTCCGCAGGCACCGTCACCATCAACGGAGCCAACAGCTTCAACAACTTGTCCTTCACCGGCATCACCTCTGCCGGTCTGAAGAACATCAGTGTCACAGCAAATCAGACCATCACAGGCACCTTCACCTGTTCAGCAGGCACCAACGCCACGATGCGTCACTTCGTTCGCTCCAACACCATCGGCACCACACGCACATTGACCTGCGCTGCCGTTTCCCTCACTGACGTTGACTTCAGAGACATCACCATAGCCGGTGTAGCAGCGCCAGCAACAGGCACGCGCATCGGAGATTGCAAAGGCAACAGCGGCATTACGTTCACGGCTGCGGCGAACAAGTATTGGAACCTTGCTGCTGGTGGCAACTGGGGCGGTGCTATTGGATGGGCTACAGGCAGCGGCGGCACGCCGAACATCAACGACTTCCCGTTGGCGCAAGACACCTGCTTCTTTGAAGCTACGGGGTTGAACAGCGGATCTACCATCACCATCAACCAAAGCTACAACATCGGCACCATCGACATGTCGGCTAGGACGACGAATACGATGACGTTGGCAACAGGCAGTACAACCCCAACGATCTACGGCAACTGGATTAACGGGACCGGCACGACGCTGTCGGGTACGGGCCGCATAACTTTTGCGGGGCGCGGTAGCCAAACGCTTACAAGTGCAGGAAAGACGTTTACACAACCAATTACAGTCGATTCGCCATCTGGATCAGTAACGCTTCAAGATGCGTTCAATTCAAGTAACTCTGCTGCGGGTACGTTAACATTTACGCAAGGCAATTTTGATGCCAACATATATAACGTAACACTTACTGGGGCGTCGTCTGGTTTGCTTGCAAACAGTGGGCTAACAGCGTCGGTCTCTTTTGGTTCTGGAACTTGGACTGTTGCTGGAACAAACGGAGTTAGTTTTGGTGCGGTTAATTTTTCAGCTACTGGGACAGGAACCGTTAGTCTTACGTCATCCTCCATCAAATCGTTTGCTGGTAGCGGGTTAAGTTTTTCAGGCATCACCCTCAACCAAGGCGGGGCAGGCACTCTCACCATCAGCGGCAACAACACCTTCGCCAACATCACCAACACCTACAGCGCCACTGGTGCCACCAGCATAGGCTTTGGCACAACGACACAGCGTGTTGGCAACTTCACTGCCACTGGTGAAGCCGGAAGAGTGTTGACGCTGACAGGCTCTTCTGCATCTTCTCCATGCACATTAGTCCACACAGGCTCTGGTACAGCAGCCGATGTTGACTATCTCACCATCACAGGCGTTAGGGCATACTAATGAGCAACTGGTACGCTGGTAGTAATAGCACCAACAACGGCTCCTTTGGTTGGCTCTTTGAAGCCAGTGGCGGTAGCCCCGTCACCGTCAATGCCACTGGTGTCAGCGCTACAGGCTCTGTTGGTAACGTCAATGTCAACGTAGGCATTTCTGTAGACGTCACAGGCGTCAGTGCCACAGGTGCTGTTGGTAGCGTCACTGTTGTCTTTGTAACGTCAGTGCCTGTCACAGGCGTTAGCGCTACAGCTTCTGTTGGCACTGTTGATGTCAACACAGATGCTAACGTAGACGTCACAGGCGTTAGCGCTACAGCTTCTGTAGGCTCTGTTGTTGCTGCTGTCTTTGTCAGCGTTCCTGTCACAGGCGTCAGCGCTACAGGCGCTACAGGCTCTGTTGCTGTCACTGGCACTGCTGTTGTAGACGTTACAGGTGTTAGCGCTACAGCAGCATTAGGTGATGAAGTTGTTGTTGCTACGGCTGTTGTAGATGCCACAGGCGTTAGTGCCATAGCCTCTGTAGGCTCTGTTGTCGTTGCTGGTGTTGCTAACGTAAGCGTCACAGGCGTTAGCGCCACAAGCGCTGTAGGCTCTGTTGTTGTCACAGCAGATGCTGTTGTTGATGTCACAGGCGTTAGCGCTACAACAACATTAGGCAACGAAGTTGTCACTGCTGATGCTAATGCCTATCCCAATGGCAACATCCTTAATGGAAGCATTGGAGACGTAGACCACAGCACCAATGCCAACATCAGCGTCACTGGTGTTAGCGCTACCATCTCCTTAGGCACTGCTGTTGCGTCCATTGCCATCACAGCAACGACAACAGGTGTTAGTGCTACAACGTCCTTAGGTGATGAGACAGTAAACACCACAGCCAATGTAAGTGCTGTTGGTGTAAGCGCTACAGGCGCTGTAGGCAATGTAGACTTCATCACCAACGCCAGCTTCGATGTTGTAGGTGTAAGCGCTACAGCATTCGTTCAAACCGTCATTGTCATTGCCAAGGCTCAGGCGTTTGCTGCTGGTGTTGTAGGCACTACAGCGCTAGGTAATGAAGCAGTAGTCAACACTTCCTTTGACTATGAAGCTGTCAAGGCTCTGTATGAAAGACTACGCACTGTCTATGTAGGCTCTAAAGATGAAAGAAAGACCTACATTGATGGTCAAACAAGAAAAGTGTATGTTGACGGTAGAGACACAAGAAGAGTGTCTGTTGATGCTCAACAACGCATTGTCTATGTCACCTCCGATAGAACAACATCTTCTAGTGAACGAAGAGCCTATGTAGGCTTGAGTTGACAAAAGTAGTGTTTACTTTTATAACACCAGGCTAAGGAAATCCTATGTCGTATAAATGGCCCAACAAAGACCCTGATGAAATCTTGGACTACAGCGTAGACTGGTCTAGATGGCTTGGCACGGGTGTCACTATTTCTACTGTAGCTTGGTTCGTTGACAACGCCTCTGGTGTCAAGACAGCCTTCAATGCTACCAATGTTGTCAACGGTCTTCAGAACGTGTCACAGACAGCTACAACCACTGTTGCCACCATCAACCTTGGCTTAGGCACAGTGAACAAAGAATACAAAATCTATTGTCGTATCACCGACAGTAGTGGATCTATTGCTGAGCGTGTCATCAAGCTCAACATCAAGGAAAACTAATGGCATACAACTACCTTGAACTTGTCAACGCTGTCAACAGAAAGCTGAATGAGGTTGAACTCACTTCAGCGACTTTTGCTACGGCTAAGGGTTGGTATGCTCAATGCAAAGATGCCATCAATGCTTCTCTGCGTGACATCAACCAAAGCCATTTTGAATGGCCCTTCAATCATGTCAGCACAGAAGAGACGTTGACGGCTGGTACAAGCAGATATGCCTTTCCTATCGATGCTGGCTCTCTTGACTTTGATAGCTTCAGAGTCAAAGAAGACAGCACCTTTGGCAACAAGACAACGAAGCTGGAAGTGCTGACATATGAT